CGTTGGCGGTGGAAAGCTCCCCGATGCCGGTTGCCGCGTAAGTGGTCGATGCAGAGGTAAGCGCGCTGCCGGATGCGTTGTGAAGGGTTGCGAAGTAGTAAAGTGCCGCGCTAGGTGCGCTGCTCATCTGCGCGGCACGGATGTTCTTGCCGCCTGCTGCTGCGAAATCTGCCATGGTGATGCTCCTATGCTAAGAGGTTGAAAGTTCGTATGGTCCCGTCTACGTTCCGCAGTATTCGCACGTCACCATTAGGCGCTCTGATCTGGTTCGCTGCCGTGGTCACTCCCGACAGTGCGCCGAGTCCGAGCGTTGCGGGAGCGGTGAGTGCCAGTGTGCCGAGTGAGGCGTATTCGACGCCGGAAAGGGTGTCTAGTGCGAGGATCGCGGAAGCGGTGAGGGATAGTGTGCCAAGGGATGCATTAATAGGAGTGGTTTCCGGTGCAACAATCCCTCCGGCGTCATACTGGTAGACCACCCCTTCCGTGTAACCTGTGCGGCAACTCTGACCAGTGGGGTAATTATCCACCGCTATGCCGGAGTACCAGAGCCGCATGGTCATCTCGCCACTATCCGCCGTCAGCGTAAAGCCGGATCTATAAATGCCTACATCGTCCCAACTTCCGCTCACCGGTCCGAGTACTGCCGTAGGTGCCAAGGGGTAACTGATTGCTGTCGGGCCAGACAAGTTGACCACTGCATGGAACAGACGGCAATTTGTCAGCCATGACCCGGCAGGCTGTGGATATACATTCGCATTAATCAGCAAATCGACCTGTCCAGCAATCACTGGATTGAACTGGGCTGTAATGTGATTAGGAGCGAATCCGGGGTACGCAGCGGTAAACTCAGCGACAGTACCCAGATACTGCACAGCTCCCCACGTAATGCCGTCCACCGAAAAACGATAAGTGATTCGCTGATAATCTGCGGTTTTAGCAGAGAGGTAGGTGGTATCCTGCACCACGCCGAACATGTGCCAGTGTGTGGCATCCTCGCGCACTACGGCGGGGGAGTTGGAGTACAGGATGAACCCTTCCCACGGCAGTACGCATGTGGCAGCAGACAACACCCCAGCAGCCGAGTAGGTGCGCCGCATGACTCCAGGGCCGGGCGTTACAGTGCCGTTGTAGTCAGACACTATGGTCTCGTCCGTCCTGACCCAATAGCATACGAGCTGGTCGCCTACGGGGTCATAGAGGATTTCAGCATCTTCTGCCACGGGTCCAATTATTTCGTCTACGCTGTCATACCAGCTAACGTCATCCATCCAGAACTGTAATGTCCAATTGGCATTATCGTTTGAGGCGTAGACAACCGGATTTTCTGGCACGATAGTGGTCATGCCTAGCCAGTAGCGATACCCCCGCCATTGGTTGACGGGGTTGCCAGAAAGATCGCTTACCAGAGTGAAGTCGATAACCGACTGATGCACGCTCTGGATGTATGACTGCGTAGTGCTGCCATAGTCTGGATGGGGCGGATTGATCGATGCAATCCACGATGCCGCATTTTGGAGTATGGTTGTCATGTCATATCCTTACGGTATCGGGATGGAAATGTTATCAATGTGCATTGCCCCGGCGAGACTGGTTCCGCTGAACCGAATAACGCTGCCGGAGGATATGGTTATAGTGTAATTCGAGTTATTGGCACTGTAACCACCAGTTAGGCCCACTTGAGCGCCGTCAACGTAGACTTTGACATACACCGGTTCCGGCGAGCCACTATCGAGTCTAAGGCCGAAACTAAGAGTCCCTGCCGCGATGGTCATGGTGCGCTCTAGCCAACCAGTTCCCTCCGATGCTCCGTCTCCACCTCCTAAAGCAAAGCTATTAGGGGCACTCCATGCAAAGGTATTGGCCACGTGGGCGATCCCATCGACTCCAGATGTCCCGCTAATCCATCCATCATAAGTGGTAGCGTTGGTAGCTGCGAGATCCCAATTTTGGGTATAAAAGTTGGTGGATGCCGCAACCGGTGTCCCGCTGACCTCTGCCGACTCCACCGACCCCGCCCCGTTGATAGCCACGACGCTGTAATAGTACGCGGTCCCGTTGGTCCTCCCCGTATGCGTGTACGGGAGGGTGACACTGGTTATCGTGTTGCTGCGGGTTCCTGCTACGGTACCCCATTTGAGGTTGTAGGAGGTAGCGCCGACGCCGCCCGATATGAGGGCGATCACGTTTGTGGTGTCGCCAGGGGTGACGCTGATTACCGGCTGAGTGGGGGCCGAAACACCCGCTGTCAGCACCACATTATCTGCCGACGATGCCGAATAAGCATCTGCAATGGTCAGGGCCCCGCCAGCGAGTGCCAGCGTCACCGCATCGGCAAAGCTCGCACTGTAAGCGTCAGCAATGGCTAGTACGCCGTGGGATTGTACAAGGGTGACGGCATCGGCAAAACTGCCGCTGTAGGCATCGTCAATCGCCAGAACCAGCAGCGAGGGGTTAGAGAGTGTTATGTTGTCGGCAAAGCTCCCTGAGTAGGCGTTGGCAATAACCAGCGCACCATGCGACTGCACAAGAACCACGTTATCCGCCGACGATGCGGAGTAGGCGTTGGCGATGGTCAACGTTCCCGCCGATGCCGCCGCAGCGCCCAGGTCGAGGAAGGCGACGTAATCGCTTGCCACGCCGGTTGCGGTCATGAAAGCGTCAATCGCCGCCGCTGTCGCCGTGTCGGGCTGTCCATCGGTCGAGTTACCGGACATGAGCCACGTAAGGCGAGGATATGCGGCTTGAAGCGCCTGGACGATCAGTGCGGCGGGCATATCTCCGGCTGTCTGCACCTCCACATTGCCGTCATTATCCGGCTCCACCCCGTTGACGGTCAGCACATTGCGCCGCTCGCCGCTCGGGTTCGTTGGCGATTCGCTCCCCGGCCACGTATCGGGCGTTTCGAGCGTTATGGTCATTGCTGCGCCCCTTGTGCCGGTTGCTGAGGTTGCGGGTTATTCACCCTCTCGAAGTCCTGCACAATGGCGTTGTATTCTGCCAAATCCTGCCCTATTTCCGCCGCCTCCGCGTTAGCAAGGTCGAGCATTGCGCTTGTCTCGATCTTGGCGATTTTGGCCTGTTTCTCTGCGATTTCGAGCCGCATCATGATCTGCTGCATCTGCTGTTGCATTTCGGCCATTGGGTCCGGTTTCTCTTCCTCCCCTTTGCCCTGCAGCTTGTCGATAAAGCGTTGCTTGTTGCGAAGGGTTGACGCCTGAATCAGCATTTCGAGCGTCAAAGGCTTGAGTTGCTCGGGAACGGTCGGGAATAGCTGTGTCAGACTCTCAAACTGCTCCTGCTGAATCGTCACAGTGTCCGGTACGTCCTCCAGGATGATGTCAACGTCCAGTTCGGCCACATTGTTCGTCACCACCGGCTGCTGTGCTGCGGGGTCCATCATGATCCGCTGCACCATCTCCTCGTCAAGCTGATGCCCCGACTTCTGCTGCTTCTTGATGAACTCTTCGCCAGCGGTTGAAGGCGTGTTCAGTCCGACATACTTCGGCGCGTTCTCGTCATCGGTGACGCGGAACCACTTTTCGGCGGTCCAGTACTTCTTGACGCAGTACCACATGAGCCGATAAACGCGGTGTTCCCAATCTCTGAGTCCATCCGTCTGTATCGCCGTCTCCGTGTTACTGCCACCCTGCAGCGCCTGTATCGCCCTGCCGGAAAGGTCGCGCTTCTCGCCGCCTACCAGTGCAGCGTTCGGGCCCTGTGCGTCAATTTCGGCTTTCGCCTCCTGCAGCATCTGGAAGTTACCGGCGCTCATGTCGTTGGTCGGGAGAAGGTCGAACTTCATGCTTGGCGTTATTTCAACATGACCGTCCGGCTTGGCAAGTTCGCGCTTGGCCGCGTTGACATCGGCCACCGCGCCCTTTTCCCCGATGGTCTGCCGCGAGTTGATAAGGTGGATCCCTTTCGACCGGCGCTTGTTGATCTCGTCCTGCATGTCGATGTACTGCCGGATTTGGCCGTATCTGTTGCCGTCGCGGTCAACGAAAAGGGATTGAAACTCAAGCGACGGTACCGATTCGCCGTCATCGTTGACAAAGGGCATCTTCGCCGGTTCGCGCAGAAATCCGCCCTTGGTGAGATAGCAGAAATACCACTCGCCGCCCTTCTTGTACTCCATGTAGACGACGCGCACCCTGTCGCGCCCCTTGTCGGCCCAACGGTTCTGCGGCTTGTCATCGTAGGTCTGACCGGCTGTGACGCTTGCCATGGTATTGGCTAGGATGCCGTCTTTGCCAGGGAACATTTCAAGCGCGTCTTCCCGGTCCTGCCAGATCACAACGCCCTTGTACTTGGCATCGCTGAAATCCTTGGCGCGGGAGTGGTAGTCGTAGAAGATCCGGTCCCAAGGCACATGAACGAAATCAATCTTGAAGTCGTTCCCCTTGGGAGTAACGACGATCTGACCGCCGTAGCTGCCGTATTTGAGCCCATCCTCGTAGCAGAGGGACCGGACACGCTCAAACTTGGTCGCATCGCAGATGTACCTCAGCGCGTCCGTTGCGGCGTTCGCAGCGTCCTCGTCTACGTTGGGATTTCGGGGGAAGGCTTTGGGGTCTGTGCGGGTTTTCAGCTCGGCGCCAAGCATGAAGTCGATCTTGGGCTTGATGCGGTTATTGACAACGGGGGGCTGTCTGCGGGCTTTAAGGGTGCGGTACTCTTCCGGCGTGAGTTGCTTGCCGTCGTAGTAATCAGCGTCCCTCTCTGCCAGCTTGCGGGCGTCCTGCGTGGAGTCTTCGCTGTCCTCGAACCACTGGACAAGCGTTGAATGCAAGTCGGGCGGGGTCTTGCTCGGGTCTGTCATGTTGTCTCCTGGTGCGTGTTATCGCACAAAGGGTGCGGGTGCTACTTGTCGTCAAACAGTCGCAGTGCCTTTTCTATACATTCCTTACAGACAAAAGCTGTCTCTGTCTCATACCCATATTCTTCCCCTATCTGGACGAGCAATGTGGTTTCTTTGCCACATTCGCCACATTCACTGCGCGCGTGCTCCCGTTTGTCGCCATCATCTGTGCGTCTCATAAAATCCCCCCTCAATTCACCTTCCAATCATCCTCATCACCGTCGCCGTCAAAACGCTTGTCCCATGGGTCTGGTATCACGACAGGCTCCGGTTTCGGTCTGATCCACGGTCGAGACATGCAGGCATATCTGATTTCGTCCGCTATATGATCCTCTCCATCGGTGTCAATGTCCTCTATCTTGTGCTTATCATGCTGCATCGCCGGTACCGTGCGGATGGTGTCGGTGCATGTGCTGAAGAAGTAAATCATCGGCCTGCCGTCGATGCCGATCAGCCGGTCATTGAGCTGGGTCCATCCAGGTTGGCGCTTGTTATCTCCCGGCTTCCAGACCGTTGGCAACATTGATTGCGCAATACTCGGCCCGCCGTTCTCTGCGAATATGGCGG